GGACCACAACTTCGGAGCCCTTCCAGTAAGCCCAACAATCAATACAATTCACGCGGTCGAGATAAAGGCCATTGCGCGTGTAACGGAAAACTTGCCCCGGGATGTAGTGCAATATACTATCTCGGGTGCAACAGAAACAGACGAGGCTACAAAGGCGTTAACGGACACATACGTAACGCAGGTAGACCAACTTCTCTTAGACCCTAATACTGCCGCAGCATGGACCGTAGCAGCAGTAAACGCGCTCAAGGTCGGCGTTAAAGTAACAACTTAATCAAGAGGTACACAACATGGGAGCATTAATAGAAAAGGCGTACGGGCCGAAACATTTAAAAAACAGGATTATTGTTAGTTCGTTCCGAGACTTACAGGGACTATTGGACAGTACTAAGATGTACTTCCTCGACGGCATCATAGATATGAAAGGAGTCTCGATAGAAATACCTGCGGGAGGGCTAACGCTATCGGGGTACTCTTTCGATAACTCTAAGCTTATTGATAACACCAGCGATTACGTGATGTTCACTTCTCCGGTGGGGGGCAGTGGGGACTTGTTGGGTATGGACTACGCAATCGAGGTCACGGGTGCTAACTCACAAGTCTATGACATCTTTTCAGTCACAGGCTTTGAGGCTTTCGAGTTCTCGCGAATCAACTATAACGACTGTACGTCACTAGGTAAGATTACAAACTACCGTCAGGGGCTAGAACTGGGTACGGGCCGCTTCGGGGGCTCACCTTCCTTAGAACTCGATGGGGTATGGGTCGGCGGTTATCGTATTACGACGTCTATTGTTCGTGGCCTCGATAACACTAAATCAGCACCCCTTTTTAAAGCAGGCCCAACCTTTTCAATGGCGTCACGTTTCTTAACAGATATAAACGCCGACTTAGGCACACTAGCGCCGTTGCTTGACTTCACCCCCGCTAACTTCCCTAACGCGTCTACGCTGCAATTAAATGGTTGTATCATAACGCGGAATACCGTTGTTGACCCGGGTGATACTACGATACTGCCAAACATAGATAACACAGCCTTGGCGAGTGTCTTTAGAGATAACATTGGCGTCAATAATACTTTTGAAGGTGGCGAGTTAAGGTCCACCGTAGAAGTAACGACAGTGATTAACACGATAGACGTTTATGAAGACTTGGCAGCAACATGGACAGCGTCTTCGCTACAGCATTTTGATAGCCCCGCTAACGGTCACATACGCCACATTGGCGACTCACCAAGGGACTATAGCGTCGCGGTAGATTTATCAGTATCGGGTACAGCCGCAGAAGTAGTAGAGGTTAGGATTACAAAATGGGACGATTCCGCGTCATCGTTTGTGCCTGTCAGTACACAGCAAAGACAGATGAACGCACTGCTACCTATTGGTGGTGGCCGTGACGTGGCGTTCTTCAATCTCAGTGCTAACACTACGTTGGATACTAACGACTTTGTAAAAATCGAAGTACGGAACAAGACGTCAACTAATGACGTACTAGCCGAACTGGATTCGCTAGTAGCAGTGGAGACTAGATAATATGCCGAAGGATGATGCGGAACATGTTACCACGCAGCTAACGGCCTTTACAGAGGACGTGATGCAGCAGATAACCCTAGAGGTTACAGCCCAACTTGGAGAGGATACTCCCGTTGATACAGGTTGGGCGCAAGCGAACTGGGTCCCTAATATTGGTTCCTCTCACACGGGAACTGTAGGGACAAAAGAGAGCGTAACAGCTACGGCGCAAGAGGAGGGAATCGCTAAGGTGTTGGCGACTTACAAGTTACCTGCTATAGTTTTCGTATCGAACAATGTTTCGTACATCGAGAGACTAAATGCGGGTCACTCAGACCAAGCGCCTGTAGGCTTCGTACAGATTGGAATATTAAAGGGGATACAAGCGGTAGAAAAAAGGGTATGATAACCGAAAGGCAGGTACATTATGGCAACAATTAACGAAGCCCGAAAGCTGATGTATGATAAATTCATCGCTGGATGGGGTGCTACGACATTGATTGACACCGACAACGGCGAGTTTGTAGAGCCCGAGTCGGACCCTTGGGTACGCTTAACAGCCCGGGGACAAGAAGGCGGGCAATCGTCTCTTGGTAAGAAAACAAACAGACGATATGAGCGACAAGGCATATTTTTTGTGCAAGTGTTCACACCCGTTAATACGGGTACGTCAGAATCAGATACCTTAGCGCAATTGGCTATGGATATTCTAGAAGGCGAGAGGTTGTCTAGCCAAGTTTGGACAGGCAACTCAGTTAACCGCGAAGTCGGGGCTAAAGGTAAGTGGTACGCCACGAACGTTGAAACCGAATTCACTTATGAAGAAATTAAATAGGAGCCCGACACATGGGTAGAGTACTCACGAACAACACGTCACTAGCTGTGGCGATTGAACAAACTTTAGGTATCCTCCCGGTTACGCCAGTATGGGACCTATTAGAACCTAACTCGATTGGTGCCTTCGGTGCGACGATTACCACGGTGGCCCGTAGCCCTATTTCACGTAACCGACAACGCCGTAAAGGTACGATTACCGATTTAGACAGCGCAGTAGATTTTGACGCAGATTTAATCGTGTCGCATTTTGACGCCTTCGCAGAAGGTTTCGTTTTCGCGAACTTCTTAGGTGAAGTAGACCGTACGCCGTCAGCAGTAACCGCGACAGAGTACACGGTAGACTCGGGAACGACACTGCCAGTAGGTACGTTGGTCCGTGGTGTGGACTTCGGCGTACCGGGTAACAATGGCCTACATGTTGTGAATGGTGTGCCAACGCCTACAGCAATTACCGCAGCAGGTCTAGCGACCGAAGCGACACCCCCTGCGACCGCTCGCGTGGAAGTGGTAGGCGTTGAAGGTGCAACGAGTGATATCACTATCACCAATTCCGCCGGAGTAATCACGCTAGGCAGTACAGCGCTAGACTTTACGACGCTACCTATGCAAGTAGGTGAGTTCATCTTCCTTGGTGGTACAGCGCTAATTAACCGCTTCTTTGCGTCACCAAGTTTGGATAACTCAGGTTATGCACGTATCGTTTCTATCGCGGCTAACGCGGTTGTCCTCGATAAGGCGACAGAGACATTTGTTACCGATTCGGGTACGGGTAAAGAAATTCAAATCTTCTTTGGACGCTTCCTTAAGAACGTACCAACGGATGACGCGAACTTCTTAGAGCGTTCGTATCAGTTCGAGTTAGAATACCCGGGTCTAGCGACTAATGGTGTCGATTCGAAGTATGGCTACGCTAAAGGTAACTTCTGTAATACGATGGCCGTAACGGTTCCGTTAGCAGATAAAGCGACTGTGGCCTTTGCCTTCATCGGTACAGACACACTACCGCCAACAGAAACCCGTGCGAACGAAGCAGAAAACGCAATCGACCCATCACGTACAAGCGCGTATAACACCACTACTGACTGTGCGCGTTTGCGTATCACTCAAGCGGATGAAACGGGCCTAACGACGGACTTTAAATCGCTAACGGTTACGCTGAACAATAACGTGTCACCAGAAAAAGTGCTTTGTAACCTCGGTGCGAAGTTCATGAACTACGGTAACTTTGAAGTTAACATCGAAGCACAGCTAGTGTTCACGGATAGTGCAGTAGTTGACGCCGTTCGTAATAACGAAACAGTAGCAATGGACTTCGCTGTTAAGAACGATGACGGTGCTATCATGTTCGACATCCCTGCAATGACGCTAGGCGGTGGTGATACAGAGCTCCCAGTGAATGAGTCAGTGTTGATTAATGTGACGTCTGAGGCGTTCCAAGACCCAACGACAGGCAACTCCATTGGTATCTCGGTATTCCCATTTGTTCCGGTGCTGTAGTATGAGCATTGAACTTTGGCCCGGTGCCTAAATAACCCCACGATTCGGCCGCTTCTTGCGGTCGTTTTGTATCTGCCTCAAAATAATATTTGCATTAATTCAAAACTCGTCTATCCTTAATTTAAGTCAAGAGGACTTACCCCCTATAATTATTGGAGAATAACAAATGGCTAACTTTTCCCATCTAGCAAAATTAGAAGTATCTGGCAACAAAACGGTAGACTTCGCCATCTTTCAGATTGAAGGTGCGCCCATTCTACATATCGTAGCCGCGTCGGAAAGTAACCGCGCTTACTTCAATGAGCTTCTACGTAAAGGCGGTAAACGTCAGGCGAAGAAAAAAGTTAACGCGGACACGGTTAAAAGCAATCGTGAAGAAGACCGCGTACTATACGCAAAGCATATCGTTAAAGGCTGGACAGGCATTAAAGATGATGCAGGCACAGTAGTTGAATTCACCGAAGGCGAGTGCCTTGGCTTCCTATCAAGCCTACCCGATTGGATATTCGACGAACTCCGTGCATTTGCCTCGGACCTACAGAACTTTATTGAAGCACCTATCGACGTAGAGGAAAAAGCAAAAAACTAAGCGAGCGTCTACTATGGGACTTGCGTTACGCACGGGACGGCTTTTCTATCGAGTCGTCAATACGCAAGAATAGACAGCTCCCCCAGTGGTACTTGGACGAACCGGAAATAGAATCACAGGACGTATTCTACATAAAAGCCTTTTACGATTTAAACACATGCCGAGCGGGTGGAATGGGCCTTTGCCCTATCCCTTGGCGTGACATTGTCCACTATGCAGAGTTTTATGAGTTAGACTGTGATATAGTGGAGGCGTTTATAGATATTATCCGTGAGATGGACGGGGCTTATATGGAATGGCAGAACGCAGAAGCCGAACGTAAGAAGCCTAAACCCAAGCCACCACCACCAAGATAGAGGGCAAGTACATTATGGCAGATTTTCGAATACGCGTCATAGTGGACCCGTCGCAAGCAACAGCAGGCACCGACAAAGTAAAACGGGGCCTGACAGATGTAGAAAGAAGCGCGAACAGATTGAGAGATACAATTGCTCGCGCTTTTAGCTTTGCGGCTGTTTCATTTGGCATACAACAAATACTCAAACTAGCAGATGCCTACGTGACCCTAACAAACAGGGTCAAGGTAGCGACTAGCGGTGCCGCCTTCTCAGGGCAGGTATTGGACAGGGTATTTAAGATTGCAAATAACGCTAGGGCACCCGTTGCACAATTAGCGTTCTTATACCAACGTATATCCGTGGCCTCCGATGAACTCGGCGCGTCACAAGAAGATGTACTCAAATTCGTAAACGCAACAGGTCAGGCACTAGCGGCCCAAGGTGGTACAACTGCGGAGGCGGCAGGTTCGCTCATTCAGTTATCACAGGCCCTAGGTAATGCCAACATTCAAGCGCAGGAATTTAACTCGCTTGTTGATGGTGCGTTCCCCTTAGTTCAAGCAGCAGCCCGAGGAATTGACGAGGCGGGTAACTCTGTGTCGCGTTTACGTGGGTTAATCATTAAAGGCCGAATTACTAACGAACAATTCTTCAAAGGTATTCTAAGCCAAGCCGATTCATTGGAAGCCGCGTTCGCTCGGACTACTCCAACAATCGCACAGGGCTTCGTGGTCCTGACTAATGCAATGACGCAGTTTATCGGTGAAGCGGATAGCGGAATCGGTTTGACCAGTTTAATTGCAAGCTCGCTACTATCGCTAGCGTTTAACTTGGATACAGCGGCGCAAGCAGCACAAGCGTTGACTATCTTCCTCGGCGTAGGCGGCTTGGTTAAAGCTCTAGCCCTCGCTAAAGCAGGCGTAATCGCGCTGACAGTAGCAATTGCAGCGAACCCTATAGGTTTCCTACTTGTTACGGCAACTGCGGCCATATCGACGCTGATAGCCTTTAAGGACGAGATTAAGTTTACAGCGGAAGGCGTTTCGACGTTTGCTGACGTAATCACCGTGCTTATGTCTAGGGCCCGCATAGAGATTGAGAACTTTAAAGCGGCGTTCTTGAATATTGGTAACTTCATTGGCGACCAGTTTGCACCAGTTATCAACCTCCTTACACCCGTGTTTAACGAGATAGTAGGTTTCTTCGACGACATCGAGTTTTCGTTTGCAGGCATCATCATCGCGGCGGCACGTACGATTGATAAAATCATCGGGATATTCCATGGTGGCATCAAGGTTATCGCGTCGTTGTTCGAAACACTCCCGGGCATCATGAAGGAAGTGGGTATCAATATGGCTAACGCCTTATCCGAAACCATTGGCGGCCTTGTTAATGACCTAATCACGAAACTAAACTCTATTGGTGACTTCGTAGGCTTGGACCCTATCGACCTAATCAACGCACCGCAGTTAGAATCGGTGACAGGTGCGACGTTCCTTGATGTTGGTAAGGCAGCTCAAGAAGCGTTTATGAAAGGCTTTAACCGAACTCAACTCGAAGACCTAGTCCGCGGCTTAGTGGATGAAGTAGAACGAGTGGGTAAACTGCGTATCGCTAACCAGCCTGCACCCGAAGCGGATGTACCATTACCGGGTGCGAAGGTTAAACCTCTAACTATCGACCCAGCGGTTCAAGGCGAGATTGACAGCCTTGAGAAGCGGACGGAAGCACTAACGCTAAATATCCGTCAGCGCGAGATACAGCTAGCAGTACTAGCGCTAGAGTCAAAACTGCGCCGGGGGCTAAACGAACTAGAAGACAAAGCCTTAAGACACGCATTACAACTGAATCAGGCAATGCAAGACCGTGTGGATGTTGTCGATGGGTTACGGGGGCCTTTGCAAGAATTAGCTGTTAGGCAGAAGACGTTAAACGAGTTGTACGACGTAGGTGTGCTATCTGCGTCAGAGTTTAAAAACGAAATGATTGCATTACGCCTAGAACAGGCTAACCTTAATATAGAGATGGGTAACGCCTCGTTTGTTGACGGTTTCCTTATTGGCATAGAAAGTATGCTAGATGCGGTTAGGAACTTCCAAGCAGAAGCAGGCCAAGTATTCGGGGAGTTCTTTACCAGTACTTCGGAAGGCTTCGCAACGGCAGCAGCAGACGCGATTATATTTGGTGATAGCTTCCAAGACGCCATTGGTGATGTAGCACGAAAAGCGCTACGTGATTTACTGGCAGGACTTATCCAACTAGGCATACAGTATGTGCTTAACGCGGCTCTAGCGAACACCCTTGGCGCGGCATCCGTTGCATCGTCAGTAGGTCAAGCGACAGCAGTTGCGTCGGCATGGGCAACACCAGCGGCGTTAGCGTCATTGGCTACGCTCGGTACTAATGCGACAGCGGCGAGTACAGGTATTATCGCTACGGTCGGTTTGGCAGAAGGTCTAGCAGTTGCAGGCTTCGCTAATGGTGGTGATGTTCGCGGCCCGGGTGGTCCACGTTCGGATTCTATCCCAGCGATGTTGTCTAACGGCGAGTTCGTAGTTAACGCTAAATCAGCGGCGCGTTTCCGTCCGTTGCTACAGCAGATTAATAACCCGTCAGCGTTCCAAAATGGCGGACAAGTTGGTAGTGCTGCGGTAGGTACAGGGCAAGCAGCGCCACAAAGTAACACGCCAGATAGCGGCGGTATTCGCATCGTGAACGTAGTAGACCCAGCGATGGTAGAAGACTTCTTAACTAGCTCGGACGGTGAGCGCGTTTTAGTCAACACTATCGAGCGTAACGCAAGTTCACTTAATCAGATATTGAGGAATAACTAAACATGGCTTTTGAAACTGGAACAGCAACGGGACCCGCGAATTTATTTTCGCTGTTCCGCACATTCATTACGTCACATGCTGACCTGTTAGACCCGGCGGGGGACTTGTCCGTCCCGTCATGGGCTTGGTCAGAGCTAAAGCATACCGTGGATGGTGACGACGAAGAAATATACTTACGCGGTCCGGGGAATAACCTAGACCAAAACATCTACGTTAACACGGCCTTCGGGCCGGACGCTGCGGCGGGTTCTGATGCGTGGTCGTGGGATACTCGCGGGGCTACAGAGTTCAACACTAACGACACTTTGGTAGCACAGCCCGGGGTGGACCTTAATAGTAAGGTGATGCCATTGAGCGACCAAGCGGTACAATATTGGTTCTTTGCCAATGGTCGCCGCTACATCATCGTTGCGCAGGTCACAGTATCGGTTTACTCGACTACTTACGCAGGGTTCATTAGCCCGTTTGAGCCTGTCAGTGCAGCGCTAGCGTATCCATACCCGCTGTATATCGGCGCGAACATGGGGCAGCTAGGGCTACGTTTCTCTAGTGAGTCTAACGCGCTACACCGTTCGTTTTGGAACCCTGCGTATAACACCGATACTACAGGCTCGGCGGCAGTGTTCTCCGCGGGGAACGTATGGAGAGGGATATCCAACTACGGCAACCTCGGGGTAAACGAAACGAACTTAGACATCCCGCCACTTGTCGGGGGTACAGAACCGTATAGTAACGCTAACGGTATTGGGGCCTTCCAAGTGGATAACGTGGAACCTTTGCTCGGGGGCGACTACTTGCTAACAGATGTGGAAGTGTCCCACGGCGACGAAGATTGGCACGGGTATCGCGAGCGTTTCGGGGTCCTAGATGGCGTCGCACATATCTCGGGTATTTCACAGGCGGTACTAAATGAGGTTACAATTGGCGGAGACACGTATATAGTGTTTCAAGAAGCTTTTAGAACAGGCCAAGGTAACTACGTAGCAATTAAAAAGTAAGGGCATAACAATGGCACATGAAACAGGTAGCGCAACAGACCCAGTGGACTTACTAGATAAGCTCCGATTATTCTGCATTGCGCAGAGCATAACAGTTAATGAGTACCGCGCCGAAGGCACAGCCCCGGGGCAGTTATTATCCGTGTCGTTTAACGGTGGCTTCTTTAGCATCGGCTTCGTGGTTAACGCTACTACGGGGGTAGAAGGGTACAGACTAACACAGGCGTCGGCTTACGCTGCATCTACAGCGTGGGGCTCACAGGCGGACGAAACAGACGCCACAGGCCCGCAGGTAACTCCGTGTTACGGTGTGCTAAACGGTGGGGCGATTGGTACATATCACTTTTCGTACTTTGCAGGCGGCGTAGTGATGGTGTCGTTCATCGCTAACTCCGGCTCTTGGCGACATTTCTGCTTCGGCAGCCTTGAGAAGTATGGGACGTATACCGGGGGCGCTATTATCCTCGGGCACTTCATTGAATTTAACGCGGGCCTTGATGACCCCTACACAGGCGAAAATGTACCTTTTGGTATGATGCCTTCTACAGGGTTTTCGAATCAGTTTGGGGGTTATGTACGTGTTGACGATGGCGGTGTTCGGATGCTCAAGCTAGGTCTTGCGGGGTCGATTCCAGTGGCTACTAGAATGTCCAGCAACCAGCACATACAAGCCGCGGCGAATAACCGTATTAACGGGACGTCTCCCTCTACTCCGACGCAGGCAACGTCATTGCACCCTATTTCCTTTGCGGTCCCTATCGCCTCGGGGTCTACGAAGTTCTCGCCTATCGGGGTTCTACGCGATGTGCGGTTCTGTAACATTCAGTATTTGGATAATGAACAGGTGTTCGATACTGATTGGTTAGCGTTCAGCCAAGGCGTTAAAAATGACCCTGATGCTAGACCCGGTACAGAAAACACGGGCTACTTAGGCTTAACGGTTAAGGTGCTATAATGGCGGACATCTATGTAAGTACATCACTAGTTACGGAGGCCCCTGCTAACGGGGCTAACCCGGCTTTAGAAACGCGTGACCCTGCGCCGTCACAGATACCGTTTAGTGTCTTGGGCCTAGAGCAGCAAGGGCCGCTAGTTAACAACTTCCCTGTAGTTTGGACCCCTGTAGTTAGTGCCGCTGAAAGTGCGTTGGACTACCGCGACGACTTCTATAACCGCATCCGATATCTACCAGAACGTCTAGACCTTGGCCCATTAGTGAGCGGCCAAACACGGGAGCTGTTAATTTGGAACCAACACCCCGACGCGAGAGTACTGGATGGACTATCGCTGATTAATGGCGCAGGCATCGAGATTACCGGACCAACTAACTTCACGCTAGCCCATAACGGCTTTCAAACGTACATCGTTACAGTTAGTGCCGATGGTCCTGCAACAGTTGACGCACAGCTCGCCTTTGACTGGGCCGCACCGACCTTGGACGCGTCCGTAGCGATTGTAGGTGCCCGAGTTGTACCTTTCCCATTCTTGTACGGTCAGGGCGCGGTAGAGACGTTAACTTGGAGTACCCAACTGATTACCTCGAATAACGGTAGTGAACAGCGTGTGCGTATTCGTACGAGCCCACGACAAGGCTTTTCAGTCCGTGCGTTTGTCCCGTTCCACTTACATGCGTTGGCGGATAACTTACTCTATGGGTGGCGTGATAACCTATGGGGCGTACCTGTTTTTGCGGAGTGTAGAACCCTAACGAACCCGACTGTTATTGGTGTGGCCTTAGTAGAAGTATCGACCCTTTACGCGCAGTTTGTGGAAGGCGAACTCGCTATCGTTTACAACACCGCAACCGACTTCGAGATAATTCAAATATTGTCGTTTACCTCTACTGAGATTGTGACGGCATCACCACTAACGAAAGTCTTTGGTACTAATGCCGTGGTAGCGCCGATGTTAAGTTGTCGTATGCTGGGTAATCCGATTCGCCAAACTACAGGCTTTGGGTCATTCATCACCGCGGACTTTGAGGCTGTTAAAAATAGTTCATTGCCCTCAGTGGCTAGCCCTATTCAGTTCCTTGGTGATGATGTATTCTTAGACGAACAGCTAGCGATAGAGAACGGCGTTAAAGATACCTACGAGGCCCGAGTAGACACCCTCGATTTTGAGTCCTCTAATGTAGGCACGTTCAGCCCTTGGGACAACAACAAAAAGCGTCGTGTGTTCGGTCAGCAACTAACGAGCCAACAAGAGCTATGGGAGTTTAGAAGTTGGCTACACCGTAGAGCTGGGCGACTTGTACCGTTTTGGGCACCTACGCATGAAGTGGACTTCACCTTTACAAGCACCGGATTGGTAAACACAACGTTGCTAGTCAAGGATGAAGGTCAGTCGCTTTACGCCTCGGCCCGCGTTCACATGATGATTGTAACGAAGACTGAAAAACTGTTAGTGACTATCAGTAGCATGGTTACTGACGGGACTACAATTACAATGATTATCGACTTAGATTTAAACCGCGACGCAAGTGAACTGCTACACGGGGAGCACTTAGGTTTACAACGCCTAGCCTCGGACCGCATAGAGTTAAGTCACGGGTCGAACTTTGACTCAGACGTTAACGTACCCATTATTGAATTAGCACCGTAGGATTATAGATATGTCTTTTGATAGTATAGAGGTTTCCGAGTATGGAAACGCACCCATAGAAACTTACGAGTTTCAACGTAATGGCACCTATTGGCGGTATACGTCAAGCGACGAGAACTTCTTCCCGAACTTGGGTACGGAGTTCACCGCGATACCGATAAAACGTTCCCGTATTCTGGGGACTCAGGATATAGGTAAAACCAGCTTAAAAATTAGAATATCGCGCCGTGCGGATTTAGTGAACCAGTATATCGCTACGTCACCTACGGACATCGTCACAATTAAGCTTACCCGCTATCACGCGGGCGACCTGCTTAACAGTGCGATAACCTTTAACGGGCGCATCGTTAACGTCAAGTTCATGGAGAA